GGCGTACCTTTTGGCCCGACGGTAGCTAGGACCTTAGTCCTGATGTTACGACTGGTGGCGTACGTTGGAATGGTGGCCATGCCACCTCCGTAGTCAAAACCGATTCGCTGACGCGCTGAAGCGATGGCCGCGGCGAACTGGTCGATGATGCTCGGATCAGCGGGGGGCTGTGGAGGTAATGGTTGGGTGGCGCCCTTGGTCTTACTGCGAAAGAATAGGAAGTAGGTGACCACTAGGGCGATTGCGATATAAACGATGGTTTCAGTCTTCAAGGCTTGAGTCCTTTGGCGCTACATCTGAGAGGTGATCGACCAATTCCAACAGCGCAGTGGGAACGGGTCGAATGAACATATCTCGTGGCAGCTTCTCCAGAATCCTGACACGATCCGAGAGAACGCGACCTACGTCGATGATAAACATACCTGAAGGGGCGGACAAGGCATACACATCACCCGCTTCATGTGAGAAGCGTTGGCCCATGGTGAGGAGGTCACCTAACGATGTTAGTGAAAGGTCGACGGTGGCCTCCTGGAACTTCAGGGGCTCAGCAGAAACAGCCTCAGGCTCCGGGGCCGTGGGCTTGGTGACCTCAGCTACAGGAGTAACGTCATTCCCACCTTCCAGCGGGGGTTGAGGCGTTGTCGCGAGCAAATTTTCTGAAATGGGTTCGCCAGTTGTATCCAGATCCGGATTCTGCATAAATAGCCTCCTCGGCGTATATATCTAAAAGCCCCACACGGCGCAGCACAGCAAGTTGTTGTGCGTTCACGCCACGTGCGAGCAGATCTCTGACAAAACGGATGCTTCGTTGTAGGCCCTGTGGCCCACCCATCTCGGCTTTCATAGCGGCGACTAGTTCTGGGGCCTCAATGTGCGCACCAGGATTAGATAACTCATCAGCCGTATAAGCCTGACCTGTCATCAGCCATATAGCCAGATCAAGCTTCGGGTCTAAGCGGGTTGGCAACCATCTGTTGTACGTAGCGAAACGTTCGAAAGCCGGGCCGAGGGTTCTGCTCTCGCGACTCGCGGTGCGCATCGCGGCGCGAACGGCACTGTTGTGTGAACCGCTCATCCCGTACCATCTCATGAGAAACACAGGGTAGTCCTCGACCTTGCGGACGTAGCCATAGTGAGCGGCCGTGTCGACGTATACCTTACGGTCTATCTCCCATGACGTGAAAATAAGTGTGTCGTCACCCTGAACCCATAGTCCAAGCTCACCAGTGTCCAGGGCCTGGAGCACTTCAGTAACCGTCTTCTTTGCTGCAGGGGCTATAGACTGAACAACGATGGCTACATTTATAAGCGTGTCGTCGAGGGTGGTAGAGATTAGCCCAGATGGAATACCACCAGCGCGTTCGTAAAGCCCGCAAGGGGCGTCTCGCTTGAGTGGTCCTGATAAGACAGGTGTTACGAATACCTCACTATACAACCAAGACTCTACATCACTGCCCCACACATAGAACTGGTCCCTCAACTGTTCTAGATGTTTGAGGCTGACTGTATCGTCAAAGTTCGATGCATCATCGGAAATGATGTGCACCGCGCCGAAAGCCTCGGCACGGCGATAGGTAGCCCTAAACTTCTCTTCCATCATATCATCGGCACCATGACCGAAGCCATACCACCGTTTTAGACCCATTTGGGACCACATAACTACGGGGCGAAGAACCTCGTTTAACCATGTAGGCATTCCTCTCACATGGCGGGAGCGACAGTATAAACCTACAGACGACCCAATCTCGGTTAGGGCGTCACCTAAGAACTCACGGGTAGGGGTGGGCTTCTTCATAGGCCCAGTCCTGCTGTGGGTGATGATCGCGGGTCTGGAACCCAGAACCTGCAAACCTGTAAGCGCGTTCGCTTCACCAATGAGCGCTCTGACATCCCGCGGAGAAGAGAGCTCCTGCATTTCAGCGGCGAGGGCGAGGTGAGCAAAGAGGTCATCGAGGCCTGACCCGAAAGTAGGTGCACCATGTGAAGAATCTGTGGGAACTCTTAATCGTGCTGATGCCTTGAAATCACTCAATGTGGGCCAATTGCGGTAGGCTCGGTTCCTTAGCCATGTAAATATCTCACCACTGAACGGGGGCTCGACTCTTTTAGAGAAATCCAAAATAGGAGGGACGTACCAACCGGGCGCAGACCCGTTCTCAGGAATCCACTTTGAAAGGTGCATACGCCAGAAGCTATCCCTCATATCGTGCCTATCAGGGGTTAGCGAAAGGGCATCTCTACTGCGGTCCCGAAACTGCAAATAGAGATCAGGTGTCATCAGAAACTCGCGGGGTTCTAGCCCTGCCTGGGCCGAGTCCTTGTATTTGAGTGAAGTAGCGAATAACGCACCGTTCACCTCACTACGTGTCAGTTGTTTACCTGGCACGTGAATAGTTACTGGGTCCTGAGTAGTAGTAGTATAGACAGGCACACCGTATGTTCTCATTAATAACTCCGTTCAATAGGCAGTGAGGCGTGGGGTCGATCGCGGTTACGTCATCCGCAATCGACCCCACAACCGAGGGGGGCGTAGATGTCACTTACATGGACGTGATAAGCCGCTTGGGCATCACGATTTCGCTGGTTCGTGCATACACAGTCCCGTTCGGGTCGTATTCACTGAACAACCTACCGTTCAACAATGTGAAGCGGTGGCCGGTTTTCAGCTCATGCTCGGCACGGTCCCAGAAGAGGATCTCCCCTTCTTCGAGGAATGGCGTCACCTTCATGTTGTCGGACCCGAGTACACGCATGCGAACCGACGTGTTTAGCTCCTTAGCTTCGGCGCCCTTCATCACCATGAAGACGTCCTCACGGAGCGTGGTTCCGTCAAGGAACGTATTCAGCACAGCGTCGATCACTGGTTCAGTGAGTGCACGGAGGTAGGTGATCCATGCAGTAAACTCGTCAGTGGTCATTCCTGTCTCCGATTCCCAGCCGGTGACATCATTTCTAAATTCCCGCATAGGACGACGCACGTCGATGATTGACCTGTAAGCCAGGGTGGCATCCTTGGAAGGCTGACCACGGAACTCAAAGATATCAGCACCGTATTTGCCGATCACACGCTCAAATGACTCGCTATCGCGGAGTACTGGTGCGTAGTAAGTAACGTCAGCCGGAATGATAACCTTAGCTGACGAACCGACCACCGCGCGCTTCGTAGCAAGCACAAGTTCACCAGAGGCGAACTCACTAGGGATAGGATCCGAGACGAGCAGGTCGCTGAATGACGTCGCCGCTCCATCAGCGGCGATACCATCTACGATGATAGGATCCTGGTACCGCGCGCGGGCCGTGCCAGGTTGCACGAAACCAAACGTGCTGGCACCCTTCAGATAGATCTGCCCGATATCCATCAGCCCAGCATTCATAGGCGTCATGAGTTCGTGGAGCTGGCGGGTCAGCTTATGATAAGCCGACATGTTGTACCTGTCAAAGAATGAGTGGAAGAGCTTGGGTGCACCAACTGAGGTGTAAGTCTGCACGCCCAATGCGGTGAACTTTCTCATCGCCTGTGTGGTGCCAGTACCACGGCTTGTGGCGCTGATTGCGAGAGCCAAGACTGTGTCATGCAGGAGGGACAGTGGATGATCGGAACTGGATGGCAGCCCATACTCCACGACCCGTGCGAGCGGCGCGGGCAGAGGGAGTGCACGCAGCGCCATGGCGTAGGTTCTGAACTGATCGAACTCAGCAGGGTTTTGGGCACGCCGTTCACCCTCTACAAATTCTGGAATGTCGTAGACCGTGTCGAGCAACCGCCACAGAGCAAGCACCGGAGCATAAGCGAAAGCGCCCAGCTGGCCCAGAATGTACACGCGTTGCGCATACCTGGGGGTCACACCTTTGACAAGATCATTCTGTGCAAGGAAGCCGAGCATAGAAGGATCAGTGAAGTCACGTTTAGCCAACTTGTGGAGGTTGGTCCAGAGATACCAGTCGGAGAGGTCGTAGAGCAGAGACATCAAGTCCCAGGTCTTAAGTCCCGCCCTGGCGGGTAGCGCGGTAGCCCACGTGGCATCTTCGGAGTTGTTGCGCTCGTAGGTGTCCCACTTGGTGCTGTCTAGCAATTGCGACAGTGCGGCGACCGCACCGAACGCCTGCCCCATGTCGAACTTACCAAGTTGAGTGGGACCCATCACTGAAGGGGACTCACCGTTATAGAAACTCGAGGTCTCAGCGGTGCTTCCTTTGATGCGTACCCAGTTGGGGTTGTAGGACGAGCCAGTTACCCAAGTACCTACCAGGTTGTGTGCGGTGCTAGTCTCGAGAAAATTCCATGATGGCCGAGACCCCCAGTCGAAAGGACCCACGTCCGCCGGCGCAGCAGGGGGGAGACCCGCACGTCGACGGACCGACGCACCGAACAACCCAGATGGCGCGGTCGGTTTGGCCATGTACTCATTGGCACTGAATTCCTTGAAAGCGACAGGGCCGATTCGAAGATCGGTGTTAATGGAGGTCAACGCTCGGGACCACAAACCCCCGTCGTACTTGGGAGCCTCAATAGGGTTTGTCGTCTCGACTGCGTCTGAAATGTCGTCAACCGAGGAGATGAGTGCGTTCGGGAACATTGACGGCGTGAGGCAGTCGAAGATCCCCATCTTCACAGGACCACGAGAAGGAACGGTAACCTTAGTGCCGAGCACGAAGGGCGTCGCAAAATCGTACAGGGCGAGTGACGCGATCGGTTGGGCGCGAAATTGAGAATCTGACTTTGTAGTAATGGGCGTCGGTGTCTTAATCAGCTGCAGCATACACACTCCTGTGGGTTAGAG